GACAAGCTTACTATTGATCTGCCAGGTAGTTTATAAAACTTATAGGATAATTCAACTTCTTTCTTACCTGGCCTTGGAACATCGTACTGAAGTCCAAAATCATATGTGAAATCAGTTCCTATTATCCACTTGCACCGGTAGACTGTCTTGTATTGGGTTATTTTTGTTTTCTTTTTGTCAGAGTCGTAAACCTTCCCGTATTCACTATCGTATGATAGCTTATCTCCTCTTTTTGTTTCCCTTGTGGTGCGGTATTTTTTATTGATACTGAACCATTCCGCATCCATTACGTCAATCTGGAAATTATCGTAAATAAAATCACCGGTCGGCGTGAGCAAATCTTCCTCTGTCCACGAAGAAATATTCCTGTTACTGTTTCTCCCGTTGTAGAACTGGGCCAGATTTCTTAATTGATCTTCTGATAGGTCCGTATTTTTCCGGATATTGGAAATAGTCTCTTTTATAACTTCTCCGGCATATTCTGAATTGCGGTGATCCCAGTGTCTTGAATATTGAATTACCAGATTAAGTGGGTCTACGTATCTTGTTTTTACTTTCCGGGTATACTGATCTGTGTAATCTTTTGTAGCGGCGCAGTTAATATCCATAAAATCATCAAACAATTTTCGCCTTGTCTCGCTCCAATCAGATATGTAAAATGTGTAATTTAAAGCTTCCTCAATTTCGTTTTCTTTAGAGAGTTTAAACCCCCCGGCCATGGAATACATTTCGAGCTCGTCTATTGTATCAGGCAACCACTCCGGCCTCGGCTTGAACCCTTGCATTTCATTGATATTGTCTATAAGTGGTTTATATCTGGCCTTGAACCATTTTCTTAGTTTGGTGAGTTCTCTCGTTTCGTTGCTTTTAGGATCTACTGCAGTGGCTACAATGTCAAATTCCTGATCTTCAAATATTCCACGTACAATATGTTTGAACTTAGGCATCACTGAGAATATATCCCAGTTGAGATTCATATATCCTTCGAGTTCTTCTGATTCGTCAGACTCATCGAGTAATATATTTTGATACTTTGAGACATCTTGTGTGCCTGAACCGTATCTTCTTAAATCGTAAAATTCGCTTATTTGAGAAAATGGGATCCCGGTTCTGTCGGTAAGATATGCTGCGTACATGGCCTCGCACCACTGTTTACCCCATTCTGCGTTCTTTTGACTTGGCGGGATGTCATCTTTAGGGAATGGGTAAGTCCCTCTTTGATATGATGTAGTTGTATTTAAAGTGATACTCGCCATGTATTATTTTATTTCAGGACGTTAATTTAGTAAAAATATTTCAATTTACATACGTTCTTTTTCTAAAAAAGTTCCCGACGTTTATTTCTTCTTTGTCAATTTCTTCCATTTCGTCATAAATTGGCTCTGATCCAATCAACGCATAACCGGCTGCTGTAAACAAATCATAGAACGTCATTTCCTCTGGACCTCCAATATCTCTGCACTCTTCGAGTATTTCAATATGCGTTTCTTCTTCCGCCTCTGTTTCTATCCAGTTCATGTACTCTGCAAATATACGTTGTTTTATTTTATCATTCGTATTTGCGCCAGGCGTTTTTTGCTGCTCAAATGTTTTTGGGTCAACCCTGTAAAGCAGGTATCCTGAATATCCTCTTTGCTCAAAATAAGACCAGATCAGATCAACATTTATTTCAGGGAACATTTGGACTCCGTAGTAAACACACATCATCAGCATATCTTCTGCATACTCGTACTTGTCGTAAGTTCTATTTGAATACGTACAGGCAAATTTTCTTTTCATAGAAAAATCACCGTCCATTATTACTCCTTTTTTAAGTACTGCCCCGGCTCCTTTTGATTTTCTATTCCCTTCCGTCTTGTTAAATTTGAACGGGTCTGCCCCGGCTACTCCCCAGTTCTTATTGCCTGGTATAAATGTTTCTGATTCTTCGTCAAAATATTTTCTATTGCTTTCATCTGGGTTTAACTGAATTGAGACTTTAAACTTCCCTCCTTTTCTGGCATAGAACTCTACTACTCCATCTTTATGACCTCCTACCCATCTAAAATCTCCTTCTACCGGCATCTCTGAATTTTTCCTGAATCTAAGATCGTCAATGAATGTTTCTATTTTCTGCATATTAAACCCGGAAGATTTGGCTGCAGTTCTGAAACACTCTGTATATTTCATCGGGTATTTTCTTATTTCTTCACTTAACCCTTCGTAGTTTCCAGCATCAATAAATCCTTTTCGGTTATTCAAAAGATGTTCTTTAGCACCTATTTTTGAATTTATAAATTGAGATTGTTCTTTCGTGGGGGTATCGATAACTGAATTTCCATATCTGTCTATAAATCCCTCAAGACCGTCGTATGTAGGTATAAAAAGTGTGTATAACCCGGATACAGTTTGTCCGTTCGGAGTGCGAACAAAATAATTACTCATGTCGCACTGAGTCTTAAACTGCCTTCCCCCGCCTCTCTCCATCTCTCCGACGGTTGATGTTTTTATGGTGAATCCAATGATATTTTTACCAGCCCCCTGTTGTAAACATTCTTTCACTACCAGGTGTCTGTCCCAGCATGAAAGTCCTTTATCAAGTTTCCCGATTTCATCGTCGTGATGGAAGTATAATTTCCATCCGTCATAAGCCCCTGCTTCTGCTGTATTAAAATCAATAACTGATTCAAGTCCTATTTCAGACATAGCCATTGATCCTTTACTGGATAATCTTTTTGCTGGCGGAGAAAATGATAGTTCTGTTTTTGGAGATGTAGATCCTTCATAGTTAGGTTTAAAGAAAAACGGTAGTCTTTTCCATGGAGCTACAAGGTGTTTTTTAAAACAGTCTTTCGCTTGTGATTCATTCTGGCTTTGGATTCCGCCATGGGCGTTTAATGTCCTGCTTAAAATTTCGTAATGGATACATTCTGCTTTTGACGTGGCTCCCTCTCGTCTGTGTTTTGGGTAATTAAACCCGTATGATACCCGGTACCCTAAATCAACAAAGTCAAAATAACCTTCGTCATTGGGAATTGCGTTTCCTTTATTGTCGATATTTTTGAATGATTTTGTATCCGTATATGCCATTCTCGCAAACAAAAAGAACTTCCTGTCTCTTGATCGATACTTTGGAAGTCCGACATCAATACTCCACCAGGAACAGTAAAAATAATGCCATCCGTCTATGTACGTTGGTTTGCCGTTGTTAAAGAACCAATACCCATACAGTCTCCTTTGCCACTGGGAACGAATAAATTCTATCTCTTCAATGTATGATTGCTGGTTGTTTTCAATGGTATCCCAGATCTCATCAATGGTATCACATGATGACTGGATATCTTTTAATCGCCTTGGGAACTTTGGGGTTTTAAAATACTGATCTTTGGCAGGAAGTCCAAAACCATCTATTTTATCATAATCTGGTGGTTCTGGTAAGTCTATTCGTATTGGAATTAAGTCTTTATCATTTGTGTTAACCCATAGGTATTTATCAGCCTGTTTGTACTGAGCCAGTATTTCCGGATCAATCTTATCTCCGTATTTTTTTATCAGGCTGAGTTTGTTCATATGACTTCTCCATTGGCTAATTTAAGAGCTATTTCTTCAGGTCTTAATCCGAGTCTTTCTTCTTCGATGTAAAGCAATAAAGAGTCGTTTACGTATGGATTATCATCTGTATTCAGAATCTCGTCCATGGTCTTTTCAAGATCATTCTGAATGCCTTTTAACTCTTTCATCTTGTTTGTTTCTCCATCTACAACTTCACTCATCACCTTGTAGAAACTTTCCTCCATGGCTACAAGATAGGTGTATTTGTAGTTTCTGTGCATCCTGACAAACTCAACAATCTTTGCGTTTGCAATACGGTTTCTGCCAATCAAAAAGTCCTGAACCGGGTCTGTGAATGTTCTCATTTTTTTAACGAACTCAAACCCGACATCAATGGCTATTTCGTATTTTCTTTTTTTAACATCCGGGAATTTTCTTCTGTACGGAGTGTTCTGATCGTACATGCAGAAGATATACAGCATGAGTTTATTGTTATCCAGTCCGGCCCCAGGTGACTTTTTGAAAATCTTATAAGAATTTAATTTTGGGAATGTGGAGAAAATAGAATTATTCTCTTTGTGTTTGGCCGGATTGAACATCATGCCACGGAACTCGTGTGTAGAAAACTGAAAATTCATATCGTTGCGAGTATGTCATGTCTTTGAACTCTGAATAATTTTCTTCCGCCGTCAATTTTGGCGTGGTATTCGTATTCGATCGGAATATCGCGGACTCTTTTCATAACTACAAAATTACCCTTCTCAACTTCTACTCCTTCGTCTGATTTTGTGTTATCGAAATATCTTTTGATCTTATTCCCGGTGTAACAAACGACTCC